ATGATGCCCCCGCCGCCGGATTAAACCAACAAACCGATGCGGCAAGACACCCCAAAACTAGCGTCACCATTTGTCATTTGTTTAGCGTCACCATTTGTCATTTGTTTAGCGTCACCATTTGTCAATGCGTCACAAACAAGATTTGTTTTTCCGGTGCAGACCAGCAAAGGGTGCAGGTCGCGCACGATTCCGCTGCGCCGGTTTGTTCAGGACAAACGATAGATTTGTTCTTTTCCGGTTTGTATAGGTCGGCACTGTTCGCGCTGAATTGCCAATCGGGTGCGTTACTAAAACGGACATTGAACCGGTCACCAAACCCGCCGCGAACGGCACGAAGCGCAAGCCCGATATCGCTGTCAGGCTCATAGCCGGTAAATCCCCAAACCGCCAAGTTATCAAATTTAGATAGAAGATGCTGCCAGACTGCAACATAATCGACAGAATAAAAATCACCCAAGACATGAAGCCGGACAATGACGCCCTTATAGGTGGCGCACAGTTCTTCTATTTCGTTTTTGATACGCTGTTCTAATTCGAAACCATGCTGCAACCGGTGCGCGAACATCATATTGTTACCGTAACAATTATCCCAATGATAGCACGAGCGGGGACAGGTGGCGCGTTCTTCTAGTGTCAGGGTATAAATCACATAGCCCTTAAACTTGCCCTTTTTAATTACAGGTAATTTATCTTTTGAAAGCTTGGCATTCTTGGATTGCTTCAAAACCGAATGCGGATAATCAGATAATAGTTTAACTGATTTCGGATACATGGTCACGGCTGGCTTGTTTATATCTGCTTTTTTCATCGGTTCGGGTTCCTTTGTTGGTTTGTTGATTACCTACCTTTAAGGATAATAACCGGCATGGTCAAGCCCTTTTATTTTCTTACCTAATATTTTTAGATAACATTCTGGACAGGAAAGAAACCCACCTTCCCTGACCATTGACGGTTCCCCGCAATCGTTGCAACGATAGGCAGCAGGGTTTAGCGTAGTGATTTGGCGTTTGGTTTTGTCTTGTGTTGTCATTTGTCAAGCGTCCCTGTTTGTCAAAAGTTTGGCGTGTAAAATTTGCCAGCTTGCATCATTAGTCTAAGGGTTTTTAATTTGTCACGTTTTGATTTGTCAACAGGTGCATCAAACCATTCTAAGTTTGTTATCTCTTGTCTTAGTGCTCTGTGTTCAAGTTCCACACTTATTAAGCGTGGGTCGCTTGCCGCGTTGGGGTATCGTGGCGTGATTTCGCTTGTCATATGTACTTACTCCAGTAGTTGTCCCAAGCTTCACGCAACATCTCAGCATATTCTCTGTCGTCACGCAACCCCAAGAAATCGCGGTGCGGTTCCATCTCTTGCATGAACTCACCAAAGAACTCGCAGTTGCCTATCTTACTGTTGGCAAGATACCAGAAGTCTTCTTCTAGTTGCATCGCCCAAGCTTTGACCTTACCCATCGCAATTCTCCACCTGTTTATTTATCATGCCAACTATTTCATCGTACGATTCTTCGACGTGAAATCCACCATTGTTGTTCATACCATTTTGAATAACTGTTTTCCTACTGTCCTGATGTACAGCCCAGACATCTCCGACAAGAAATAGTTTGCCACCATGTTTGCTAGTCAGTTCGAGCGTTATCATCGGTCGTCTCCATCGTAACCATGAAATTTGATATATTCACGCACCTTATCTTTTGCGTCTTTAACGTGACCATATACGTCATCTAACGTGCTGTCAACTATGTCTGCATCCTCTAGGATTTTACCTGCCTCGTTCAGGAACGACAAGATATCCAAGCTGGTAAATTCAGATAGAACGTGCAGGTCGCCTTCACCATCACAGACATCACACTTACCATAGGTGCTATCTATCCAGCCACCATTGGCGTGATCAACTCTAGGTTTGTCGTATTCGGCAATGCCGCCACCGTTGCAGGCGAGACAGGTTCTAAGTATCGTTGCCATCGTTCTTCTCCCAATCACTAAGGCTTCCATGTTCCACCGCCCAAAGAACTTCGGCATCGTACCCATCGACTAGGGCTATTGCCTCTTTAATCGCTTTGAACTCAGCATCATCGAAACCATCCGCGTTGACAATTACCTCACGTTCGGTTGTCAGGCGAACTCTTACCTTATAGTCACCACGATTACTCATCTCTACCATAACCCTTTCCAAGCTACATAAAACATAAACACAAGCAACACTACATAGAACACCAGCGTTGCTGCAACAAAGTAATCATCCATTCCCATGTCGGGCATTTGGTTACTTACACAAACCAACGTGTTGCAGTTAGTCATTCGCTATCTCCTTTGCCCATATAACTTTGGTATTTTCACCACCGACTAAGCCCACCATATCTATCTGAGCTTTTATCCATGCCTCGTACTCTGTTTTAGCGTGGACAATAACTTCACGGGTTGTCGTTGCTTCCACCTTAACTTCCCAAGTTCGTTCAGTCACGGCTCATCTCCAATCCCATCAGGTTCATAACGTCAATTGTTAGCTGGTCAATCAACTCATAGACATCGTTGACATCCCAATACTCGAACGGTTCCCAGTGGTTGTCACTAAGAAAGTTATCTAGCTTCTCTTCTTCCCATGTGTCCCAATCACTGGGCAAGGGGGTGGCTAGAAAGTTTGCGGACATACGAGCAAATATTTCTGTGTGTTTAGCTGCGTATTCTGCGTGTGTTAGTTTCTTTTTCATTATCCCTGCTCCCGCACATCAAAGTTAAATTCGTGGCGCAACCTGTCTTTTGCATCGGACAGTTCTTGTAGGTCGTGGGCAGTAACAGCTTTGATACCGCCCATATCGGGATACAAAGCAGTCTCCAGAATTTCATCTAGCAACTCGTATACCTTGATGACAGCAACCCGCTGGTCGAGGGATAGCTTGGCTATACGGTTACGGCGTTGGATGCGGTCTTTTTCACGCAGGGCTGCAAAGTAAGCAATGCGTTCATCTGGTGTCATGTTCTCTAGTTTTTTAGCCATTTCATTTCTCCATCGGCTGTTGATTAATAACCAATATCGGAAACAAAACAGGGTGTCAACAAAAAAAAGAAACGAGGCCAGAAATAAATCTGACCTCGCTCCCAACCAACCAAAGGAAACAACAAAGGGTAACCAGCCCTCTGCGTTACACTGTATTATGCTACTTCGTACAGTGTCCCTAGTTTTACCACAACCTTTTCGTGTTCGTCAAGCCACTTTTTGCAATCGAAACGACTTTTTCCAATAAAAATTGCAACGTGCCGCAGATAATCTATACGATGCTTCTTCTTGACCAGTTCACGATCAGTCTCTCCGATACGAACTGACGACACCGGAACACATAACATCCACTGGTAGTCCGCACGTTCGACAATTTCTATTTCAAGTTTATTAGTTTTCATCTTCTTCCTCGTAAGCTTCGATGTAGATATCAACGGATTCCCTAATTAAGTCTGCAACAGAAACCTGTTCGTAAGCTGATTGTTGCATAATAGTAGCCATTTTAGCTAACTTATCGTACTGTTCAACCTTTAACATTATGTTGTATTGTTTAGTCGGTTCCAAAATCTTGTTTGGTCTTGGCATCCCTGATTTCCTTTTCAGATAGTTTATTTAGTTTCTTTTGTTTTTTATTATCTATAATCTTATAACCATATTTCTTATCCCTAAGTAACTTAGCTATAGGATTTATTTTATTATTAATATTCATCTTTGGTTTCTCCCAATGGGGATGGTTAATAATTAAGTAGCACAGCCTGTCAAGCGTTGTCAATCAAAAAAATGCAGTTGACATGATTTTTGTGTGGTGGTATTTGTCAGCTATAGTTTGTAACTAGGAAAAGGAAACCGACATGAAATCACCAAGTTGGTTACAAGGGTATGTTGAATCTCTCGACATACAGCCGATGGGTCGGTATCGATCCGACTGTCCGGTGTGCGGCAAGAAGAATACGTTTAGCGTAAACGATGACGGAATGCAACGTCTTTGGTTTTGCTTTCATGCCGATTGTAATGTGTCAGGACGGACAGCAATATCCCTGACGCGAGACTTTGCAAAGCTTGCAATGAAAAAACAAGAGTCTAAAATTTCAAAAGACACGCTGACAAAATTTGAGTTGCCTAATACTTTTGTTAGTCTTTCTCGTAACTTAGACGCTGAACTTTATGTAAAGTCTGTGAATGCGTACGATGCGTACTTGTCAGGTCGTGCGGACATAAGGTATGATTTTAAGCGAAACAGAGTTGCCTACCTAGTTAAGCAGGGCAACAGTGTTGTCGATGCTGCCGGAAGAGCCATCGATGGACGCAACCCGAAGTGGTATCGATATGGAAATTCTAGCTTACCTTTCTATTGTGGTTCTAGCAGTACGGCTATTGTCCTCGAAGACTGCGCCAGTGCTTGTTCAGTTTCCGCATTAGCAACAGGGGTTGCCTTATTAGGCACAAATCTGTTAGAACCACATATAGAAATGTTGCGTAAGTACGAGCGTGTGTTTGTTGCGCTTGACAAAGACGCGACTGACAAAGCCGTCAGCATGGTAAAGGTACTGTGCCGACAAGTTTCAACCAAACTCATGGTTTTGAGCCGTGATTTAAAAAACTTAACAAAGGAAGAACTAAATGACTTCTTACGATCCCACCTCGATTGATCGACAGATACTTGGCTTCTGTCTCAGTGCCGACTTCTTCAGTCGTGTAAAGAACATTGTTGACAGGTCGATGTTTGAAAAAGAAATGCGTGACATATTTGACACGTTGACATACTCGCATACTAAGTACGGAAAAGACTTAACTATCAGTGAGTTAGCCAGTCTGTTCAATGACCGTAATCCTGCTATGCCAGAAGCTGCACGAAACAAGGTTCACGACACCATCGCACGTTTGGATATCGGTAACGCTGACAACCACGACTTACACCTAGACTTGGTACATAACTTCTGGTTGCGTGATCGTGCGCGGGTCATTGGCGAGAAGGCAATTGAAATCTTTACTGGCGACAGCGAGGAGTTTGGTGAATTACGCCGCCTGATCGAAACAGTAGAAGATGGTCGCATCAGTGACAAGACAACCTACACTAAGGTCGAGGATGACTTTGAGCAGTTGCTAGAGGATGAGGCTGGTGATCCAGACTTCCCTTTTATGTACGATCTGATCGGTGAGAATGTTAGCGGGTTAGATCGTGGTAACTTAGGCATCCTGTTTGCTAGACCAGAAGTAGGCAAGACCACCTTCTGTTGCTTCCTTGCAGCATCGTACGTCAAGCAAGGGTTCAAGGTAACTTATTGGGCTAACGAAGAGCCAGCCCCAAAGATTAAGCTGCGTATTATCCAGTCGTACTTTGAACTCACCCGCCCAGAGATGGTAAGCAACAGAACCGACTTAGGTAGACGCTACCAAGAAGAGATAGCCCCGCTACTAACCATCATGGATTCTGTTGGCACATCGGTTGAAGAGATCGATGAGTACGCCAAGCTAAACAAACCTGACGTTATGTTCTGTGATCAGTTAGATAAGTTTCGTATCTCTGGTGAGTACAATCGTGGTGACGAACGCCTAAAGGAAACCTATGTGGTTGCTCGTGAGATCGCCAAACGAAACCGACTATTAATGTGGGCTGTCAGTCAGGCAAGCTATGAGGCACATGACAGGCAGTGGATTGACTATTCGATGCTTGACAACTCACGGACAGGCAAGGCAGGTGAAGCTGACATCATCATTGGTATAGGTAAGACTGGCTCTAGTGAGGTAGAAAATACCGTACGTCACATCTGCGTATCCAAAAATAAGCTGAATGGTTGGCACGGTATGATTAACGGACAGATAGATATTGAGCGGGGGATCTATTATTAATGGGATTCTTAATAACATTTTATCTTAGTATCTATCTTTTCGTCAATGAAGGTGCTAGCTTTATTGGGTTTGCTATTGCCTTATATTTATTTGCTGGAACTTTAGGTAAAGCTTAATGCCTCAGATGACAAAAGAACAAAAGGCTCGTAAAGTGATTTACGCTGGAAAAAGAAGAGACAGGCGAAAATACTGGTTGAGCAAATACAAGCTTGCAAGGGGATGTTCTCGTTGTGGTTACAACGAATACGCTGGCTCTTTAGATTTTGATCACACGAACACAGAAACTAAAATTAGACCAGTGTCTAGGATGACGTTGGGTAGCCTAAAGAATTTGATCTTAGAGGTTAGAAAGTGCGTTATTCTGTGTAAGAATTGTCACCAAGTAAAGACAGAATTAAACAGAGAATACCTGAAGAAGGAAAACAGATGAGCAGCGGATACAGATACGCTAGAACTAATTCAAAGGGTGAGCGGATATTTCGTAGAGACACTCACGAAAGCTTGGACTATGTTACAAAGTTTCTTGATAAAAGAAACATAGACTATGAAACTAGAATTGGTGGCTCCTTGATTTACATATACAATGATGTGGGTAAATGCTATGCTTACTATTGGACAACAGGAAGGTGGTCGGCACACAAAGCTATTACGCATAAGCACTACAGTAGTAAAGGAATAGAAGATTTTACAGATCGGTTTTTGAACAGCAAAAAGGAAAGTATGGATGAACGTTCTGACATTCGACGTGGAAACAACCCACATACATAAGGATAGCGGTGGCACGACTGCCCTGCCATATTTTGGAAACCGACTCGTTTCTATTGGCTACAAGTGGCTGGGTAAGACCGTTCACTATCATTGCTATTCCCACGCTGACAGACCAGCCTATGACTTTGCTGCCGAAACATTCCAGCGGGAACTTGACACGGCTGACGTTGTTGTGGGACAAAACATAAAGTTTGATCTGTCGTGGATCAGAGAATGCGGATTCAAATATGAAGGACACGTCTATGATACGATGGTTGCAGAATATATTTTATCGAAAGCCCAGCGTTGGCCTCTTGGACTTGCTGCTCTTGCAGAAAAGTATGACGTTACCCGCAAGGAGAAAGACCTCGTTGCGCCGTATCTTAAAGACGGCAAGACCTTTTACGACATACCGTGGGAGATAGTAGAAGAGTACGGAAAAGCTGACGTACTTGCTACTGAAGAGATTGCACTTAAACAGCTTGATGCCTTTGGCACTACCTTTGAGGAACTATTCAATGACCAACAACTTGATACCGACGTTAAAGCTTTCGCTTGAGATGACAGATACCCTCGCTCGTATCGAGCAGCAGGGACTCAAGATAAACCTACAGACTCTCGATGAGATCGAGAAAGAATACCAAGAAGAGATGGACATCCTTGAGGTACGCCTCAACGAACTGGCGCGGGAAGCTATGGGGGATACTCCGGTCAACCTGTCCAGTCCTGATGATCGCAGTGTGTTGCTCTATTCGCGCCGCGTAAAGGATAAACCCGCGTGGTCGCGTATGTTTAATTTAGGTCACGAGATGCGTGGCTCCACAATGAAACCCAAGCTGCGTACCCGAATGAAACGCGGGGAGTTTAATTCAACTGTTCGCCGCATGACAGATGTAGTCCAGAAGACACGCGGACACCAATGCACCGATTGTCGTGGTGAAGGTCGCGTAAGCCCTCGCAAGAAAGATGGCACACTGGGCAAAGCAATCCGTATCTGCAAGACGTGTAGCGGAACAGGAGTTATCTACGTTCCTACCGGCGAGGTTGCTGGCTTCAAGTTGGTTCCGCGTGATCCGATGGACACGGCATCTGCCGGATTTAAAACCGACAAGGTTACCTTAGAGAACCGACAGACCGACTTGTCTGGTGATGCCCACGAATTTGTTACAGCCTATGTACGTTACAATGCGTTGCGTACCTATCTGTCCACCTTTGTAGAAGGGATGAAAAACAATGTTGACGAGAATGGTTTTATACACCCAGAGTTTATGCAATGTGTTACGGCAACGGGTCGCCTTTCGAGCCGCAATCCTAACTTTCAGAATATGCCACGTGGAAATACCTTCGCTATACGGAAGGTGGTCGAGAGCCGCTTCGAGGGTGGCTCGATACTTGAGGGAGATTATTCCCAGCTAGAATTTCGGGTAGCCGGATTCTTAGCCAAAGACAGCCAAGCCTACATCGACGTAAATGAGGGTACAGATGTTCACAGCTATACTGCCAGTATTATCGGATGCAGCCGACAGGAAGCGAAGGCACACACCTTCAAACCCTTGTACGGTGGTGTCACCGGAACCGACGCTCAACAACGCTACTACAGAGCCTTTAA